AGTGGATGCAGTGTGTTAAAAATCCAAATGGTAAAGGATATAAAAGAGTACACTTTGGACAAAAAGGTGTTAAAGTTACTGGAAAAAGCGGAAACACAAAAAGGAAAAAAAGCTTTCGTGCGAGACATAAGTGTTCAACTGCAAAACCTGGAACTGCTAAATATCTTAGTTGCAAAAATTGGTAAATAATTAAATTTTAATGAGTTATAAAAAACCCAAAAAAGACAGGGACGATTCGATAGAATTTGTTCATGAACAAGAAAACGGTGCAGATAATTCTCCTTATGTGTTTCAAAGAGAAAAAATAAATTTTGATTTATCAATAAAAGAATTACCATGGACAGAAAAACAAAAAGAAATTATAAATAATTTTCTAGATAAAAAAACAAAAGTTTTATTGTTAAAAGGACCAGCCGGTACTTCAAAAACTATTTTGTCAATGTATTGTGGATTGACTCTTTTAAATAAAAGAAGAGTTTCTGATTTAGTTTTAGTAAGATCCGCAGTCGAATCTTCTGATTCAAAATTAGGGTTTTTACCTGGGGATATAATGGAAAAATTTAACGTATATCTCACACCATTTCATGATAAATTTTCAGAGCTTTTGAGTAAACCAAATATAGACAGATTACAAAAAGACAATAGATTAACAATTTGTCCTATTAACTTTGCTAGAGGTTTACATTTTTCTGCAAAATTTATTTGTGCAGATGAAGTACAAAATTTTTCTACTAAAGAACTACAAACAATCATGAGTAGAATTGGTGAGTTCTCAAAAGTATTTTTATGTGGTGATCCAGAACAAAGCGATTTACCATATGGAAAATCTGGATTTAGTAAAGTATATGACTTGTTCAACAACGAAGAGTCGAAAGAACAAGGAATTATTTGTATGGAATTAACAGAAGAAGATATTGTTAGATCTCAACTTTGTAAATTTATAACACATAAATTTAAAGAATTGAATGTTCAAAAAATAGATGATTTTAAAAAAGATTCTTGGAAACCAGGCGATCATAAGTAAATAATATATAATATGCAAAATACTACACCAAACTATGCACAAGTTACAAATAAACCAATCGCATGTACTTTTTGCGGTGCGTATGTAACAGGAAAACAAACACCATCTCCACAAGGACAACAAATAAGATGGGTATGTGAAAGATGTAATAATCTTGTTAAAGTGGGAAGAGTATGAAAATAACAGAATTAATAGAAGAAATGATAGGTGATAGTGCTAATATAAGAACATATTCAGCATATGAAAGTCCTGCTAGAAAAGATTTTGTTCCACAGAATAGCTCAGAACAAAACTATTCATATCAACAAAACATACAACCAGGCGGAGATAGATTACCAGAACCACCTATAACTGGATCTATTCCATGGCCATTAGAAACAGTTATTGGTGATTTTACTGATAGTTTTGTTTATTTATATACAGCTGGTCAAAAAATAAACGAAGCAATAAAAAACAATAAATCTTTATCAAAAGAACAAAAAAATATTCTTAAAAAACACCTAAAAGATATAAGATCTATTTTAAATCATATTAAAATAATGGGTTCTAAAATATTAGATGTTTCTAAAATAAATTAATTTTTTTCTTGATTTTAATCTTCAATAGTCTATTATCTTAGATGTGAAAAATCTAAGAAGAACATTAATAATAAATACTATTATATCAACACTCGCTGGTCTAGTGTCTTTAATGTCTGGTAATAACTTTTTGTATGTTTTCTCTTTCTTTTTTATCATTCAATATATACTATATTCTGTTATAGTTACTTTGATTGTAAATTTTTATAGAGAAAAAACAAAACAAAAAGAACTAGATAAGTTAGAGAACCTATCTACTATTTTGGAATGTGCATATTGCAAAACAAAAAATTTACTAATTTTTGTTCCAAATCAATTTGAAAAATCAAATTTCATATGCACTTCATGTGAAAGGGAAAATACAGTTATTTTAAATTTCTTGGTAGCAAGAACAACAGATGAGTTACCTCCTATGAATTCTATTTTAATAAATGAAGACAAAAAATAAATCTAATAAATTATTTGAATTAAATAATAACAAAAATCAAGACGATTCTCTTTATATGGCTAGATGGATTGCTTTATATGAAGCAATAAATATGATAGCAGAAGAAGCATCAGACAGAAAAAAGAACTTTGATAAATTAAAACTTAGTCCAGTTGGAATAAAAAAGTATATCTCTAGTGTAGAGGATCATATACAAAAAAAACTAATAGAGAACCAAACAGGTAGTAGTTTTTTTAGTATCTAATAATCTCCATATACACTATCATTAGAGCAAGGATTTTCTACATAGGGAAAATTATCCTCTGATGATTGTTCTAATGGGTCATTATCGTCTCTATTATTATTTCCAACACCAGGTCCAGGAGATCCTGCTTCGTGACTGTATTCGTATCTTCTAGCTTTGAAAAACCATAAGTAGTGTCCACCTAAAGGATTTATTTGAAATTCATCTATAACTTCTGTTAATTCATAAACAGTTGCTCCTCTTTTTGGAAAATGAATTCTGTCTGAACCAAATTCTGTCAATTCAACCACATCACCAGCCTTTGGTTCAGAACCAACACCAAAAACGTCTTCATACATCTTAGGATGTATTACTCCATTTAAATCACTATCAGCAACTATACCAAATTTAGATAAAAGGTAACTATCATTATTTAAATTCAATAAAACAATAAGCTCCTTTCCTTCATCAAAACCACTAACGGTATCTTCTCCGTATAATGTATCAACTGATGTTAAAGAAGTAAGATTAGAAAAAAACTTTATTTCTTGTCCATACATCTGTATCTGTTCTTTGTTCCAATTATCAAAATTGGATCTTTCGTTCAGATTTATTTGTTTGTTTAAAAATCTAACGCTTTCCATATTTTATTTTTTTTCTTACAACATAGTATTTTAAACCTCTTCTTATTAAGAATAAATCAGTTCTTCCTAATGATTTAGTAAAATCACCATTTTCTTTAGAAATATTTCTTTTAAATATTTTTGATAATGTTTCAGCTATTTCAATATCTATATGTTTAAATTTTAAATTTTTATTTGCTTCAAATCTTTTAATAATAGGATGTGATCTTTTTACATTATCTGATCTAGGGACAAAGTGCAAACCACCTTTGCGATCAACTGTATTTCTGTTTAGTGATTGTGTATGTTTTCTAGATGTTTTAGTAGGTTTAAAAACATTTTCTTTTTTGTCATAGAAATTTTTAAAGCTAGAAATCATATATGTATTTATAAAAAAACTCCACATTTTACTGTGGAGTTTTTTGTTTTTAATTTAATTTAATTTTTACTTATTATCAAAGAAACTTTTATTTCCAGCATTAACCGCATTTACTTTATTATTTTTCCCTTGAAGAGATTTTCCCTTATCTCCGTGTGCTGACAATTCACCCTTGAATCCTTTTCCAGTTAAAGGTACTTGTGCTTTCTTTTTCTTAGCAGAAATAGATCCTCTAACAATTGCATTCCCTGGTTTATTCATACCCTTTAAAAGCTTTTCTTGGTCTACTAGTGAATGTCCCAAAACTTCGGATTCAACTTCCTCTTTGGTCAATTCTTCATCATCTTCCATTTCTTCACCTTCATTTTCCATTTCTTCGCCTTCATCTTCCATTTCTTCGCCTTCATCTTCCATTTCTTCTTCTTCGGATTCTGTTCCACCGATTGCAGATTGGAGAATATCAATTAATTTTTCTGCTGTTTCTCTATCTAAAGTAAGGGTAACTTCTTCTCCACCTTCTTCGCCACCTTCTTCATTTTCGCCTTCTTCATCAGAAGAACCGCTATCATATTCTATTTCATTCGGGCTATCACCTTCGAACGGTGATGTTTCGGACTCTTCCTTATCAATTTCCCAACCAAAGGAATCATCTTCTGATAAGATTTTATTATAGAGGGTTTCAAAAGGATTTACAGACGAGTTGTCTTGAATTTTTTTTCCTTTTAAATTTTCTAAATTACCTTTTCTAGATTGTCCAGAATTTCTCTTATCTTCTGTTGGTTTCGAAATCTTAGAATTCTTAGTAGTAGTATTTGGTGATTTCTTTTCTGCTCCTTCAAAAGCATACTTTCCTGGTTTGTTTTTCTCACCTTTAACAGCACATGGTTTGTTTCCTTCTGTTAGGACTTCTAGGTATTTTTGAGTTAATGGGTCTATCATAATTTTTTAATTTGTAATAATACTTACACACAAACAATACAAATTATACAATAAAACTTTCTTTTTTTAAAATAAATTTAGCCTCATCTTCTAATGAAAGAGTCTGTATTAATTCATATGGTTTGTTTTCTGGAAACCATACGATATATAAATCATCTACTTCAAATGAGGTATTTTTTTCTATAATATTTTTATAGATATGAAGCTGTAATGAGTATTTTGTCAATTCACAATCATGTAAATGTGACATTTCTTTTAACATTTTTTTACCCTTATATCCTTCCTTACCAATATTTTTATTTGTTTTATAATCTAATATTGAAAGTTTTTTTGTTTTTTTATTAAAAGATAAATTATCAATGGTTCCACTTATTTTACTTTCAAAGTCACCAACAACAAATTCGGATTTTAGAAAAGTAAATTCACTATCATACCATTCATAGAATTTTAGAAAATTAGTAATCATATCTTTCATTGTGTTTTTATGATCTATTTTTCTATTATCAATATCATCTACCTTTTCATTTAAAAGAAACGAATGAAAACCAAGATCATCCAATGGTGTAAATTTTCTATCTAAAAAGTTTTCCACATATTTGTGAAACTCTGTTCCTTTGAAACAAGAATAATTTTTCTTATATTCCCATTCCTTTAAAACATCTTCAACCGATCTTTTTTGTTTTATTGCTACAAACTTTGCTATTTTTTCCGAATCAAACTCCTCTGAGTAGTTTTTTATCAATGAAGTAACTGAATATTTGCACATTTCTCCGTTTATTTTGTATTTGTGTTCTTTTTCGGAAAAACGAACATTTTTAAATGAATCATTTAAAAGTACAAAGTCATTAAAAGTTTCGATTGATTTTAGCATAAAGTTAGTATATATTTTGTTTTTGGTAAAAACAAGGATAAAAAAAAATAATTATATATTATGAGATTTACTAAAAAACAACTTAATCAAATTTATAAAGAGTGCGTGAATTTAGTAAAAAAACAAAAACCAGATTTTTTTGTATTCAGAAAAATGAGAGGATCTATGGGTCTTTGTTATGATAATAGGTTGGAATTTGATTATAGGAAAGATGTAATACCAACTATGTTACATGAATGTATACATTTTATATATCCAGAATGGTCTGAAACTAAGGTATTGATGGCAGAAAAAAGATTAATAAATCATCTCTCATGTCTTGAAATAGCTGAGTTTTTAAAAATACTTTCAAATAAAATTTATAGATCAGAAATTAAAAAACATGAAAAGGGCATTTAGTAATGTTAAAAATCTTTTTTGATCTAAAATTGTTTTTATAAATATTAAAAAAAGAAGAACTTGCTTTATACCATCTGTATAGAAAGGTTTTGTTTTCTTTGTGAACCGAAAGATTAAAGTCATCTCTTTTAAATGGTATTACCTGAGCAATAGGAGTTCCTTTAGGAATAAGACCTTCGAAATCATTCTTAATATAAAAGGGAAAGTTGACTGATAATGGAAATTTATCGGTATCTACCAGTCCTCCTAAAGTTCTGAATGGTAAATCATCATAATAAAATGGATGAGTAAATAAACATGACCAATTCTTTGGAGTTTCAAATATCCAAAAATTATTAAACTTAAAAGTTTGTTTATTAAAACAATCATAAACAGGAAGAGTATTTGATTGTTTTTCATTATGAACTTCTATTAAATTTAAATTATCCAATGCCCATCTAAAATTAAAAAACGTATCTCCATATTCGTTTTGTTGTTTTTCTACCCAAACATCACATGGTAAAGGAATATGATATCCACAACCTATTAAGTCCCTTACAGGCATACAATTTTTAATTGTAGATGTAGGCATATTATACTCGTCTATGTTTTTAGATGGTGTATAATACAATGAAGTTTTTTTTACCCATTCTGGATTTTTTTTAATAGCCTGATAAGGTTGTTCTAAATATTCCAAATATTCGTTTTTTATCGGATAAATTTTAATTTTTATACTAGACATTACTACATAATAGCATTAATTATGAGCTATAGTCAATATGTTTTTTTTAAATTTATTTTTAGCTTGGTTTTTTTATTATTTGGGACACATTAGTTCTAAATTATCATTTCAATTTTTTTATAACTTGTATTCATATTCGATGAATCAATCAATAAAATTTGACGAAAAATGTGGATATAAAATTTGGAAAGAATAATCTTGCCTTTACAAGATTATTTTAAGATAATTATAGATCTATGATTTTCGAAGAACAAATTTCACGCAAACCAAACAAATATCCATGGACAGAAAAATTTATTGAGAGTATGCATAATGGATTCTGGACTGATAAGGAATTCTCATTTAAGTCTGATGTCCAGCAATTTAAAGTATCTTTAACAGAGCAAGAAAGAGAGATTGTGATTAGAACTTTGTCTGCTATTGGTCAGATAGAAATCGCAGTAAAAACGTTTTGGTCAAAGCTGGGTGAGAATCTTCCACATCCATCATTACAGGATTTAGGATATGTAATGGCTAACACTGAGGTTATTCATAATAATGCATATGAAAGATTAATTTCTATTTTAGGGTTGGAGGATGTTTTTGAAGAAAATCTAAAACTTGATTGGATTGAAGGTAGGGTGAAATATCTTAAAAAATATACTCATCGTTATTACAAAGATTCTAAAAAACAATATGTTTATGCATTGACTCTTTTTACTTTATTTGTTGAAAACGTATCGTTATTTTCCCAGTTCTATGTAATCAACTGGTTTGCTCGTTTTAAAAACGTTCTTAAAGATACCGATCAACAAGTAAAATACACTCGTAACGAAGAAAATATTCATGGTATGGTTGGTGCTCAGATTATTAATACCATTAGAGAAGAATATCCAGATATTTTTGACGATGAATTTGTAAACAGAATAATCGGTGAAGCTAAAGAAGCATATGAAGCAGAATCGAAAATTATTGATTGGATGATAAATGGAATTAAAGAAGAAGGTCTTAGTGCTGTTATTCTTAAAGAATTTGTTAAGAATAGAATAAATGAATCCCTAAAAATGATTGGGTTTCCAGCTGCATTTGAGATTGACAAAAATCTCATTTCGTCTACAATGTGGTTCGAAGAGGAATTATTGGGAAATAATATGACCGACTTTTTCCATAGCAAAGACACTGGTTATTCTAAAAAATCACAATGTTTCGATGAATCTGAATTATTTTAATTATGGACCATTTTAAATCGGATAAAACTGCGGATGAATTAGCATCATCTTATAGAAGTGCAATGCATGAAACAATCGAAGAGTG